GAATCAGCCAAGAAATGGCACGAATACAAAGGTGAATTTGAAAAACAAGGTAGTTTATCAGTTAGATCTAAATGGTTGTGATCCGGTCCAAATAATGAACTTTCTCAGGAAAAATAACCTGAGATAAGGCTAGACCCTAGCCAATATATGTTCTGTATAGTTACAAATGGTACCCTGGATGTCAAGGTAAAAGAAAGGAAATCGAGTGACCGCGTTCAAGAATCTAAATAAAAGGGAACAAATGATCAAAGGGATTAACTGTTTAAAAGGAAAAGTGTTGTTTAAGGATTGTTTGAAATGTTCCGTCCGATGTGTACCACCGTTTGTCATCGACATCTTTGTTACAAACCAAGCCAATTATCTTAAAGAACACGTCCAGTTTTCGGTTTCCCAAATAATAAATTGTTTACGCAGAGTCGTTTTACAACTAACAACAGATTATTTTTTGAACATTACCGGCGTGGTCGCGGCGGTTAATGGTATTCTTGTCCATAAAAGTTTGTCAGACTATTTTAAAACAAAACAGGGATATTTGTCCGAATATAAAATGGAGAAGAAATACGGAACAACTATATTAACGGGCACTCTCGATCTTTACAGTTACAAAACAAGAACGATTTACGACTTTAAAACAAGTTCATCGGTTAGACCTTGGTACAAAAAACAATTGAGTATTTACAAACAAATGTTAGGTTTACCGGTAGAAAAACTAGCTATCGTTTTTGTTGGTAAAACGTTCAAAACTGTTTATGTTGACGAAGAACCCATTAACATAGATGAAAGGTTAGAAATTCTTAGTACATCTCTTGAAAAAGGAACCTTACCAGAACCGGAACCGTCCGAACTATGTAATTATTGCGAGGTTAAAGAATTTTGTTCACCAAAAATCGTAGTAGGAGGAGAGCAATGAAAACAGCTTTTGTGTTGTCAGGTGGTGGTGCTAAGGGGTCGTTTCAAGTAGGCGCACTAAAATATTTGTGCGAGAGAAAAAGGATTGTACCAGATATTGTTATTGGTATTTCGACAGGATCGTTACAAGGTTTGGCCGTTGCACAGCAAGATCTTGCCATTCTCGAACAAGTATGGTTGAACATAAAAAGAGATTCGGATATCTACACTAAGAGTATACTAAATTATGGGAAGTGTTTGTTAGGTATTAGAAACGGGGTCTATGAGTTTGACGGACTTAGAAGGATACTGAACCAGTTTTTTAACAAAAGTAAACTAATGCAATCCCCGATCGATTTTTATGCGGGGAAGGTGTCTTTGCAAGAGACAAGTATTGTATATGTAAATAAGAAAGACATGACAGCAGATGATGTTTTATCCTCTTGTACTATTCCAGTCTTTTTTCCAACAGTAAACCGTTCTAATTTACAATGGGTTGATGGCGGTGTACGGGATATTGTTCCGCTGAAAAAAGCAATTGATCTAGGCGCAGATACAATTTTTGTACTGTTGTGTTCACCAAAACGTGCAAATGTTGTGTATAAAAGATATAAGAACGTAGTTGAAGTTTTGGAACGAGTTCTTGACATCCTGTTAAACGAAATTTACGTAAACGATATCGAGACAGCTACCCGGATCAATGAGATGATAGACAAATTCGGACCGGTTAACAACTATAGAAAGATTGATATAAAAGTAATCGAACCTGATTTCGACATTTCTGACTCGCTTGACTTTGATCCTGTCAAAATAAGAAGAGGTATACAGCACGGGTATCGTAAGGCAGAGGAGATTGTACGGTGAAGATACAAGATTTGAAAATAGAGGCGCCGATTGTTATTAAGGACAACGAATTTGTAAAGGTTCCGTGCGAAAAAGTTCGGTTTCTTGATTGGTATCCGGATTGTCACGTGATAACTATATCTTTTGGTAGGGGAAATGGTCAACTCAGTCGAACGTATACTTACCTTTACCGAGGCAATCTTCCTCCTTTATCTAAGTGGTACAGTGTTTCTTCATTACCCGCAATAGTCCGGTTCGCTCTTTATTTTGATCATCACAAAGACGAAGTTTTCACCGCGAACGAACTTTCCCGAGTATTTAGAGACGTGTCCAAACTAATGATTAAGACAATCCTCTCCGTATATTTTAATCGTAAAGTAATTTTGTCGGCCAAGAGTCATTTTTACGGACACGAGAGAGGTCTTACGAAACTAGAACAGTACCTGACCAAGAATAAGATTCCTTTCCGGAGCGTCAAAAATGGACGTAAAGAAATTGTTATCACGATCAAGAGAGGAAGCGAAGAACGCCGTTTTACGTATTCTTATTGAGAGTACATTTCCAGTATCGATTAAGGAACTGGAAAACAGGCTCAGAAGTAAAGGAATCGTTGTATCTAATATTGAACATGTTTTGAAAGACATTGAGGCGGAAGGGTACGACTTAAAATACATATATTCCGGGCGTGATAGAAAAGTAGGTCTTGTTAGGTACGGTACTTTCGACAAGGATAGGTATTATAAAGTTCTTGGTACGATCGAGTTCCCTATACTGATTACTAGTGACTGGCACATTTGTAGCCGCGGGTTTTCTGTAATTGCTTTCAACAAATTGGTCGAAGATTGTACTACTTTCAAGGTCAAGACAGTGCTTCACGCTGGTGATTTGATCCAAGGCCTGGGTGTTTATTCTGTTGAGGCAATGGATGTCACAGAACCATCAATTGACGCGCAAGAGGAACTAGCTATCAAACTTCTTAACAAGATCCCGAAAAGTGTTCATAAAGTTTTAATTATCGGGAATCACGAAGAAAAGCTCAAAGGTTCCTGGAAAGTAGGACACGACCCGATTAAATATATCGCGAGTAATGTTGAAAATTGTGAGTATTTTGGACATATGGCCAAATTGATGGTAGGTAAATGGTCAATCTTAATGGTGCACGGAGCTGGTGCACCTTCCTATGCGTGGTCTTATATGATCCAGAAGATATTACGAAATTTGGTCGAAAGACCTACTTTTCTGATCGCCGGTCATTTACACATGCTCGGTATATGGTCCTTTCCGCCAAACAATTATACAATTATGGCCGGCACTTTACAACGAGAGAATTCTTACTTATTACAAAAAGGGATCCAGTCTGTTATAGGATGGGTTATCGTAAGAGGTTACGATGGTAAGAGATTAGACGCGGTCGTTCGGACACCAGAAGTCTTTTAGCGAGAGAGAAGGAGGGAGGCTGATGAAAAGTAAAACTGATCAAACTGTACAGGTTACAAAGTCGATGGAATGCCCTTTTACAGATCTGAAAGTGTGTCTCAGACAGACCAATCAAGCTAAACTTGATATGTCCATATGCACTAATTGTATACTAGGTCGGATCGAGAAACATTTGTACGCTGTTGTAAAGAAACTGTATTCTGGTACAGATGTCCTCGGGAAGTAACTTTCCGTTAACTCGGAAGGAGATTGTAATGAGACAAGAGGACATTGAATATCTTAAGCACATCTATAGCACTAACAAGAAAGAGTATTTTATATACGTCGATTTAGTAAACGCAAATATTCCGTTGCAGTACCGCAGTTTCGAGTTCAGTGATCTAACAAATCCCCAGATCGAGCAGTCCAAGAAAAGACTGACGAACTACTTAGACGAGCTCGTGACCAGAGGGTTGTACAGTCCGAAGATACGTGGGAAAGGGTTTTACATATACGGGTCTCATGGTTCAGCGAAAACAGTTCTTGTGTGTGTCTTTGCAAAAGAGATACGCCGTCGTACCCCGTACAGTGTTTACTATATTCCGTTTCTTGAAATGGCGAACAGCTTCAGAGACCGGTTCTACGAGTTTATAAAACCGAACTTTCTTATCATAGATGATTTTGGCGGTTATTCAGTACCATCGATTCTTACGAACGAATTCGAGCACCTTATCAAGTTGCGGTACAGCAAAGGGAACCCTACTATAATAACATCGTATCTTGAACCAGCTAGTCTTGGTGAAGTGTTCGGGAAAGGTTTTTACTCATTGCTTTTTGAATGTTTTTATTTTATTGACCATAGAAAAGTAGATGACTGGAGGAGAAAGAAGAAGTGAAAGAACTTTTAAAATTCTTACTACACCGTGCGTTTTACTACAAGGCAAAGGAAGAAGGTCTTATATCTCAATGGTTTGATACGGCGGAGGAAAGATGGTTTGTAAAGTTTTTATCTGCTTTGTATGAATCTTCCCAAGATGGGGAGATATCTGATCCGGTTAGTGTAATGTCCCATTTTGCTGACATTTATATCCCCGACGACACGGAAAGAACTAAATTTTTATTGCTAGTAGAAGAAGTTGCGGCCTTGGCACCAGCCCATTCGTTTGACGTTACCCTTAGACTAGCAAAAGAAAGATTTTTATCGAAACTGGTTACGAAGTCCCTTAAAAAAGCCGCGTCTCTTCTGAAGAAGGGTGACTCGATCAAGGTAGTTGATATCTTCCAGAAAACAGTATATTATTTCCAAGAAGTGTCCGGGAGAAGGACTTCGTATGATATTAAAGATCGGAATGTTCACGAGGAAGCGCTCACGAACAAGGAAGGGTTCAAAATAGGGTACCCGTCAATCGACAACGCGACAAACGGTCTTCGTCCTGGCGAAATGTTAGTAGTCGTTTCTGGATTCGCGGAAGGGAAAAGTACCCTCTTACTTAACATCGCGCATAACGTCTTTATGGCCGGTAAAAATGTCGTTTATTTCACCTTAGAAATGCCGTACACTCAAGTCGTTCGTCGATTCGATTCGTTATGTACTGGTATTCCATACGCGTTTCTTAAATCTAGTAATATTGATACCGCTCGCAAAAAAGATATTATGGACCTTGTCTCCGCGATTGAGAAGAAACCGAACCATTTTTACGTTGTGGATTGCCCTGATTGTACCCCGTCGTTCATTGATTCGAAGCTAGCCGCCCTCGGGTTTAAACCGGATCTTATTATTATTGACTACTTATCTCTTATCCGAAGCGAGGTTTCGTACAAATCTTTGTGGGAATCGCTGAACACAATAACAGTACAGGTTCGAAATATTGCTCGAAGGTACGGATCGGTCCTTGTCACGGCAGCTCAGGTCCGTCGTGACGCGATTGAACGAGACCGTGATTTTTACGAAGCACAAGATATCGCCCTTGCGTTTTCGATAATTCAACATTCTGATATCGTATTTTCGATGCGAATTGATGATCCAGATGTTTTAGCAGCAGCACCAATTTGCTTGTTGAAGTGTAAATTTTTAAAAGATAGGGACGGTGCTAGACCGTCCTTTCTATTGCGAGCCGATTTTAGCACGTTTAAGGTCACGGAACCAAGTATTGAAACATGAACATTGTAGATATAGTTAGATCATATGGTATCGAACTAAGAAAAGTTGGTCGTGTATACCAAGGTTTATGTCCGTTTCATGAAGAAACCAATCCGAGTTTTACAGTTTACCCCAACACAAACACATTCCATTGTTTCGGATGTGGTATAACAGGTGATTGGCGTCAGTTCTTAGAGTTAATTGATCCGCATTATCGAGACCAATTTTCGTTAGATTTATCAGTTTTACAAGATTTTATCAGTCAAATAGAAAAGCGTAACTATAAAGAATATCTTCTGATTTCTAGCGCGCCAATTTTTAGAGAGATGTTCAAAAAATACCCGGTAAGCTATGTGTTCAAAGTAATGGAGAAGTTCGACACGTTCATCTCGTCCAAAGAGATAGTCTCTTTTGAGGAAATGACGCGCGCCCTTAAAAAACTAAAAATGACAGGAGGTGGTCATAAATGAAAGTATCGTTCCATGAATCGCAGGATCTAGACCGGATTGGTAACAAGTTGGTAGCAGAGTTGTTAAGAGACGCGCCGCTCAAAATCAAGTTCCTACTCATTTCCGGCCGTATTAGTTACGCCGGTCGCGTGTTAAAAACATCTCCGCTGTTAAAGTTTTTGACTGGAAATGATCTAGTAGTTCTTATCAACAAAGATGTATGGGATTCGTTGCCTCAAGACGGTAAAGAAGCCCTTGTATTCCACGAACTTTGTCATATTAAGGTTGTAGGTGATAAAGTTTCTCTTGCAAAACATGATGTCGAGGAATTCGTAAAAGTAATAGAGAGGTACGGACCATGGACAGATACTTTAAAAACAATCGAAGAAATTCTCAAGAGAAAGAAGTAAGGGTATCTGAAGTGTTTTTGTCCTTTCAGGGAGAAGGTGCTAACGCAGGGCATCCTAGAGTATTTGTTAGACTAGCAACAGGTTGCCCTCTTATGTGTAGTTTCTGCGATTCTACTTATGCAAGATCGTTATCAAGGTCATTGTCAGAAGAGGACATTCAGTTAATAAAATCTCATCCGTGGATCGTGTTCACTGGAAATGAACCTTTGTTTTCGAACGGACCAGAATGGATGATGGCCATTATTGATATGATCCAACCTGACTACAACTCTTATATCGAAGTTGAGACTAACGGCACTGTTGTTCCATCACTGATCCGATCTTTACTAAAATACGTTTCTTGGTGGACCATTTCTCCCAAAGATCCAGCCACTCAGAGACGGAAAGTCGATACTACTCCGTACCTTTTAGAATGGTTCCGTAAACATTATCATCATTCAAATTATGCCGTCAAGTTTGTGTACAACGATGAACAAAGCGGTGTATTTATATTAAAGACTGTTGAGAGATACGGGATAGATCCGGGAAGGGTATGGATAATGCCAAGAGGAGAAACCAGAGCAGTTTATCACAAACATTTAGCCCCGGCTTGGAAGTTCGCCTTATCTCATGGTTTTAATTTGTCACCGCGCCTTCATATAGATACTTTTGACAAAAAAAGAGGTGTTTAACATGAAAATAGTTCGAATAACGAAAAGATACACCAGAAAAATAAGTTACGACTATAAGTCGTGGGAGTTCAGTACAGAACTGACCGCAGATGTAGATGTTGAGTCAGACGAGGATCTTGAGAAAGCATCTTCTGACCTTTTCAAGAAAGCAGTTCGGTGCGTTATGGAAGACATGAAAAAGGTCGCGGAAAAGTATTTACCTAAGGAGGAACAATCATGATTGACTATAATGCCAGACTTAAGGAACTAGATACTATACGGGAAAGCACCACTCTTGCGAGAGATCCCCTTTCAGCAGGCCTAACCTATTTTAATGAAAAGTTTTACGAGATTCAAAGTTGTCGGGACCGTGTCTTGTCTCTTTTGATAGAGGCCATCTGGAACCGAACTACGCTTAATTCAGAGCTGGCTACTTTACAAAATGAGTACGAGGCTAAACTATCTCAGGTTTTGGTCCGTGACGATGTTAAACCTCTTAAGTCGAATGAATTGCGGTTAGCCGTGGCCAATAACGAACTCAGACCGTTAGTTGATAGTATAAAAAGGAAGGAACAGGAGGTAGTCGTTGCCGATTCGTACTATAAGACAGTTACGGTTATTTATGAAGAACTTAAGGCGAAAAACGACAATTTAATTCAACAGTTTTTAACAGTCCGAGCGATGCTGAACATAGAACCAACGTTAAAAGACGCGGTTATCCGCACAGAGATGAAAAACCTAAATAAAAAGGAGGTATAAAACAATGGCCGTAATAGTCGAGATACAGAGGCAAAAACCTATAGATGAAGGGGAGTACTATGCTGTCCTCCGGGACGTCCAGGAACTGCAAGGTAAGTACGGCACTGTGTTAAAGTTCTGGTTCGATATTGTTGAGTCCGGGTACGAAACGACCGTTTCTGGTCTTTGTTCTAAGATTGCAACACCTAAATCAAAGCTGCTCAGATGGTTAGTTGCTCTTGGTGCTGATTTGTCACAAGCAGATACTTTCGACGTTACAACATTAAAGGGAGCACCCGCAATTATTGTTGTGTCTGTAGTTACGACCCCGTCTGGAGAAGAGTACGTAAACGTTATTGATGTTAAGCCTGCTAAGATGAGACGAGTACCTAATATAAATCCAGAATTGACGTCTACTAGCAACCCAGTCCACTTCAATCCACAACCCAATCCAGCTCAACAACCTAATCCGGTTCAGCGTCCCGTTTCACCTCAACCTAACCCGGTTCCAAACCCTGTTCAAACAGTACAACAACAGTCAGCGCCACATCCAAATCCGAACCCGAGTTTAAATCTACAAGGGAAGAAAAATCCTTTCATAGAGGAGATTAGTAACTTAGATGAACTCGAATTCTAACGAAATTTGTGTTTATTACAGCGAAAAACAGAAGAAATTTTATTTCTTGCACCGGAAACTTGACGGCGCAAAGACACATTATATATATTACTTTACGACGGACCCGGCGGACGCGATCCCATTACCAGAAAATTTTGAGGTAGTCGTTAATCCGCACAACGGTGTTCCTTTTGTCAGGAGGAAACGACCGGAGGTAATTTGATATGGATGATATCCTAAAAGAGCTTAAAAAACTAGGCCTTCTCCCGGTAGTTGAGGAAGATATCGGATTCTTTAGCTCAGGTCTTGCGTTGTTAGACTTTCTTCTTGGTAAAGGATATCCTGAAGGACGAATCGTAGAATTGTTCGGTAGCGAAGGCAGTGGCAAATCCTATATTAGTTTACTTGCTCTTGCTTCTGTCCAACGTTCGGGCAAGAAAGGCGCGTTATTCGACATAGAAAACAGTTACGATCCAAGTTGGGCCGCCCAAGTAGGTGTTAGCAAGGACTTATTAGTATTACAAGCTGACTATGGTGAGCAAGTTTTCGAAGGGATAAAAACGTTGGCAGAGAACGGGTTTAGTCTGATCGTGGTTGACTCGACCGCTGCTTTGCTGCCAAAAAGTGAATTCGAGGGCGATATAGAAGACCAGACAATGGGTATTCAGGCCAGAATGCTTTCTAAAGCATTACGAATGATAACGCCCGTTCTCGCTAGAAATAGATGTACCGTCATCTTTATTAATCAGCTTCGGGAGAGGATAGAGCGAGGTCCGATCATGTTCTTCGGCGATCCAGCTGACTCTCCAGGCGGCCGCGCCCTTAAATTTTACGCGTCCGTAAGGGTTCGTGTCGAAAAAGGCACAGCTATTAAAGATGAGAACAAGAACAGGATCGGTCATCAAATCGTTGTAAAAGTTGTGAAAAACAAAGTTGGTATTCCGTACCGTGAGGCACGATTCAGTTTCTACTACGGTAAAGGAATAGATGAGAAACAGTCTATTCTTGACTACTTGTTGGAGAAAGGCGTAATTGCGCAATCTGGTCGCAAGTATGTTCTCGGGGATCAATCTTGGTCGAGTTACGACGAAATGTATAATTCTGTACAAATAGAAGATTTAACTAGGTTTTTAAAACAGGAGGAATCTTTGAGATGAAACAAAAAAATAAATGCGCTTTTTGTGGGCGACCAACAGATTATTATTCCTGCGAGTTGCTTTGTTATGTTTGTCCAAAATGTTTGGGTGAATACAAGAGCGCGAGCGGGAACGTGACAGTGTATCCTTACCGTTACCCGTATGTGTTGTCGGAACCATTTCTGTCACGACAGGTGTGGTGGATTTCCAGTTCTGGTACTTCAACAACTTCAGAACTACCGCCTAAAAGGAAAGTAAAGAAATGAAGATCCTAAAAATTCAACTGGAAAACTTTGAATCTCATGAGGACACAGTTATAGAATTCAATCCAAATTTCAACTGCATTGTCGGCCCTACTAACGCGGGCAAGACAGCTATCTTTAACGCGATTCTGTTTGCTTTGTTTAACGAATGGGACCCCGGCTTTATTCGAAAAGGTACGGATCTTTGTAGAGTTGTTGTGGAAACTGATTCTTTTACGATAGAGCGAGTTCGTGGCGAGACCATTAATTCTGCTATTGTCAGGAAAGATGGTCAGGAATATAGATTTGACAATTTTGGTAAAAGTTATCCTGACGAAATAAAGAATTTGTTAAATATATCCGATCTTGATGATTATCTAGCTTTTGTAGGATTTCAAGATAACAATTCTTTTCTAATTCATGAACCATCTACGGTTCGCAGTTCTTATATCGGAAAGGTTACCGGTCTAAATCTTCTTAATGAAACAATTAAGAACGTATCTCTCGAGATTAAGAAAGTTAATGAAGAAATTGAACAGGTCGAGCGCGAAAAGAAGAGTGTTGAACAGAATCTTAAGAGACTCCGGGTTCTTGATAAACTAGAGGCACTCGCCGATAAACTTGAAAAACTTGAAAAGAAAATGGTCGATCTTCAGGAGCAAAATAAAGTTCTTTCGTTTTACAAAGAAGCGATCGAGAGCCTGAATGACCAAATTGTTAAAGTTCGAGATGTTCTTGATAAGTTTGGTTCCGTAGACCTTGATAGTTATTACCGAACTTGTGAGGATTTTCTTGATCTTCTTAATACCTGCGGGGACGTTCAGAGAGTCAGTGCCAGTATCGAAAAGAACCAGTCTCTTTTGAGAAACACTATTTCAGAGATTGACGATAGGATAACAAGTTTGATAGCTTTACTTAAGGAGAAAGGAATTTGTCCGTTGTGCGGTTCTTCTTTAGACAGTTCCTCCATAGATTATATATTTCGAGATCTTATTTAAGGAGGGTTCATGGTCTCATTTATTTACACAACTGACTGGCACCTTAAAAGTTTGCCTTCGCAATCCATTGAAATTAACAATTTTGGAAATGTTATAACGGATCGCATTTCAACGATTTTATCCAGTAAAGTCGATTTCATTTTGCACGGAGGTGACCTTTTCGACACGTATGTTTGTGACGATGTTAGTTTTCTAAATCAGGTAATAGATTTATTTAGACAATTTGGAAAAAGGATTTACATAGTTCCAGGAAATCACGATCTAGTTGGGTATGAGCCGAAAAGTATTCGTTGGACCTCTATTGGAACTTTAGCGAGCGCCGGCCTGGTTAAAATTCTTAACCCAGGCCTTAACGTTATTGATAACGTTCCTTTTTATGTTGTTTATCCTACAAAAGATCATACCTCCGATTTATACAAGGGCCTCAAGAATTATTTAGTTGTAACTCATAACCTTATTTCACCAAGACCGCTCCCCTACAAAGTGACCTTGATTTCTGATTTGGTAGACAAGATAGATCAGTGTATATTCTTATGTGGCGATCTTCATTTCTCATTTTATGAAGTGTACGAAAACTGTGCTTTTTTCAACCCGGGCCCTTTAATGAGAATTGATTCGTCTGAGTACAACGAATCCGGGTTTTTGGAGATTATCTTTGACCCAATGACATTTTCGTTCAAGTTTAAGAAAAATGTTTTTCCAGATGTACCTTTTACTGTTAGAACGTTTGAACAAGAAACTGTTAGTTTGGTATCTAAATTTGGTAAACAAGAAACCCGTTCTTTTTACAAAATAGATGATATCGTTGAAGAGATTTCGAACCGATTGTATCCCAATGATAGTAAGGTCAAGGAGGAGACTTTTACATGGATAAGGAATACGGAGAAATCATTGGTTTAAGAAACGAAATTGTTAAACTGAGAGAAAAGAAAATTTCTTTACAAACGACCTTGTCGGTTCTCGAAAAGGAAAGAGAAAGATATATTAGCGAACTCGAAAAAAGAGGCGTCCCTTTTGATCAGATTGACCAGGTTATTGAACAGAACCGAAAAAAGATCGAAAAAATTTCAGCTAAAGTTGCAGAGATAAAACAAATTTTCGAAAAGTATTTAGGATCCCTCAATATCTAACCATGAAAAATATTATTTCACAACTAAAGTTAAAAAAGGAACTCCTTGAAAAGAAATACAAAGAATTATCTGAGCGAATTGTACAACGCCGCAGCTATCTCGATCTTTTACATAAGGTTAAGAACGTGCTTTCCCAGTCCGTTGTTGTCGGTAACGAAAATATAAAAACGACAATCGAACAGCTCGTGACCGAAAGTTTATCATCTATTTATCAGGAAGGATTGTCTTTTAAAGTTGAAGATGTTTCGAGTGCAGGTCGTCCAGGCTATGTTTTTAAAATTGGTAAAGAGGATCATTTTAGAAGTTTATTATGTTTCGGCGGTGGCATTCGCAACACAGTATCTACTGTGTTGCGGTTCATTCTTTCAAATTATTTACCAAACAAGTTTCCTTTTATTCTTGACGAAGTAGGTAGCAACATTAGCAAAGAATACCAACCACAATTTGGGTTATTACTTAGAACTTTTTCGCATAAGTTTGATACACAGATAATTCTTATTACGCACCAGGAACGAGTTGCCGAACACTCAGATAGGATAATACGAGTTAACTTTGACGGGTCAAAGTCAGTAGTATCATGAACAAAGGGTATGCATTAGAGCACGAGGTCGAGGAAATCCTTTTACGTCTTGCTAAACAAAATCGAGAGGTTCCGATGTCCGAAAGAACATTTCGAGTACCACAGTCCGGAAGTATCCGTGGCCTTAAAGGGGATATTGTTACGAACATTCCTTTTTTACCCTCCCAATTCTTGATAGAATGCAAATCCCGACGAGCAAGGTCAAAGAAAGGGCCCGTTTTTAGGCTCGATTCTGAATGGCTCCCGAAACTTGAGAAAGAAGCTACCGAAATAAACAAGATTCCGTTACTCGTGTTTTCGTTTAAAGGCGTGAAAGCGGACCGGATCTGGTGTTGTGTTCGGAAAAACGATTATGAGTCAATTTTTGGCGAGAAGGTCGAAGTTTCGGGTACAATCAAGAAGTCCAGAAAAAGTTTTATTTTTTACCATCGCCAGCTACGAGAGTATTCTTTATGTGACAGGTTTCTCGTTATAAAATTTAGTACTTTGATTAAAAAACTCGAGAGGTTCATAAATGCGACTTAATGTGTATGTTAAATATAAGAAGTTTCCTGGCCTTTATACGAACGATCGCGAGCTTATTAGGTACTTGTCAAAGTCTAAAGATTTCCGAATCTGGTACATTGTGTTCAAAAACAAGAAATTAGACGGCGTCGCCTTTTTGTACAAGCGCAGAGGGTTCATCGGAGAGGTAAAGGAGATAGTTCAAAGATGGAAGAAAACGCGCTAACCTGTAGAGGTTGTCCTTTGTACGGAAAGAAACCTGTTTTCGGTATTGGACCGACAAATGCCGAACTAGTAATTATTGGAGAGGCGCCTGGTGCTGAAGAAGAGAAATACGGTTCTCCTTTCGTTGGTCGGTCTGGTCAACTTCTCACATCGTTGCTGCAAAAGACCGGAATAGATCGATCTAAATGTTTTATTACGAACGTCGTCGCTTGCCGACCCACCGATGCAAACGGTAACAATACCGCTCCTCCTACCGATGCAATAAAAATGTGCAGTATCCGGCTAGATCAGGAATTGTCCAAGGCCAGACCAAAAATTGTTTTGTTGCTCGGGAACGTTGCTGTTAAACGTTTTCTCGGGAACAGGCGCAATTTACAGAATTCGGAAGGGATCCCTTTTAGACAAAACGGTACTATTTTTGTACCGACTTACCACCCAGCTGCTCTTTTACGTGACCCGTCCAAGACAAAGGCTGTCGAACAAACGCTCAGGCGAGTTGTTGAGTGGCTCAAAGCGGATCCACATGCCTGGTCCTTCGAAAACTACAAGATACTTCTTGACAAGAATGAAGTTATTCGGTACATAAAATTACTAGAACAGAAGCCGATGTGGAGTTGTGATATCGAAACGTCGGATATTTTGTATGAATCTGTAATTTTTACGATGGCATTTTCATCCGGCGACCTTACATTCGGGTTCCCTGTTAGAAGACCAGATGGTTCGCTGTATTGGTCCGATTCTGACCTTTGTCAGATTATAGACCATCTTAAACGATTATTTAGCAACGAATCTAAGAAAATATTTCACAATGCGATGTTCGATTTAATGTTTCTCAAAAAGGAATTTGGTATAGAATGTAAGAACCTCCACGGTGATACTATGGTCATCGCGCATTTATTAGACGAGACGGCTCAGAGGTACGGACTCAAAAACATTGTTTGGAAGTATCTTGGAAAAGGCGGGTACGAAAGTGATTACGTTGCTCTTGCTGACGAAGATAGGCCCGGGGGCGTTGATACATCTATTGTTCTCAAATATAATTGTGCAGACGCTCACGCAACGTTTCTTTTATACCAGGAAATGGTAAAATTGTTGCCGGATTCCCTCGCAAAACTTCATCTCAAGCTGAGCATCCCGACTATACAAATGCTTGTTGATACTCGAATACGTGGTGTTAAGATAGACGTTGACTATGTTAAACGGTTGTCCGCGCAATATGAGCAAGATCTTGTTGTGATCGAACAGCGCATTTTCGATTTGATCGGCGAGAAAATTAATATTAACTCAGTCCGGGACCTATCGAGAGTTCTTTACGAGAAACTAAAGCTACCCGTACTTTATAAAACAGCGTCGGGAAATCCGTCAACCGATACGTTTACTCTCGAGAATCTGCGCAACTACCACCCAGTAATAGATTTGTTATTGGATTATCGTAAGAAGAAAAAATTGTCGAGTACGTACTTTAAGAACTTCCTCAAATTATGTGACAGTAACAATCGGTTACATACAAATTATACGCTAGTCGGTACTACGACCGGTCGTCTTGCCAGCCGTGAACCGAATCTCCAGAACATTCCGAGGGATAAAGAAGTTAAAGACATTTTTATCTCAGAAAAGGGATATTTTCTAGCGAACATTGATTTCAAGCAAGCCGAACTCCGAGCTCTTTGTCATTATGCGAAAGACGATAAATTGAAGGAAGCGTTCGAGAGCGGATATGATCCTCTCAAAGTCATTGCCTCCTTAGTGTTTCATATTCCGATCGAAGAAGTCGACGATGAGCGTCGAAGACTTGCAAAATTTGTAGTGTACGGAATTATGTACGGTCGACGCGCAAAATCTATAGCCGAAGAACATAATATGTCCATTGAGGAAGCCCAGAATATTATTGATTCGTTCTTTAGATCCTTTCCGAAGACGTACCAGTTCTGCAAAGAAGTAGTTGCTATCGCAAAACAACAAGGGTACCTCCGAAACTTTTTCGGACGAATTCGCCGATTTCCAGGTATAAACTCACCAGATTTCGAAGTCAGGGCTTCTGAAGAACGTCAAGCTCTTAACTTTTTGCCCCAGAGTACCGTAGCTGATTATACTATGTTCAAAGGAGCTTTGGTCTATGAGAAGATCAAACATTTAGGGTGCTACTTAGTACTAACTGTTCACGATTCCCTTACCTACGAGATTCCGGAAGACAAGGGCGAAGAAGCATTAGCCATAATGTTTGGCATTTTGGGAAAGCGCATTAAAGGATTTTTCGTAGACATTCCATTTGATTGTGAAATAGGATATCGTCTAGGATCGACCGCTGAACTTGATAACTTATCAGAATTTAAGAACAAGCTAAGGGAGGTCAGTCATGAAAGAGCTTGTTGACGAGCAACGTAAACCAGACCCAATAAGAATGGTCGTTGATAAGGCAGGTGTGTCAAACGTAGAAGTTCCGTTATCATTGATTCGTAGCTCATCCCGAGACCTTGTAGTTCGGCACGTCCTTGCTCGGGTCGATGCTTATGCGCGACTGCCGCGAACCCGAAAGGGCGTAGACATGTCTCGACTACCAGAAGTTTTGTTTGAGCATTCGGGAAAGTTCCTGTCGCCGCGATCTTTTAAAGAGATAGCGAAACGATTACGAGATCGTCTCGGGCTAGAAGATATATACCTGAAGTTTTCTTTTGGGTTCGCGAAACCTTCTATAGCGCCAGTAACTAAAAAAAGAGCCGTTCTCGTTTACGATTCTGCGATATCCGTGATTTATCCTCCGTACCGACATTTTGTCCAAGTAACAGTTCCGGTGCAAACAGTTTGTCCGTGTTCACGAGCAATGTGTCTGACCGATCATGAAAAGCAAATTGGAAAAGGAGCGCATAACCAACGTGCTGAAGTAACAGTACAAGTCGAAGTTACCAAAGTTCCCGGGGTTTATTTTGAAACGCTAATTGACATTGTAGAGCAGTCAGCGAGCTCGCCTGTTTATGTTATCCTTAAAAGACCAGACGAGAAGCACGTCACAGAACATGCTTACGATAATCCTGTTTTTGTAGAAGGGCTCGCAAGAAGAGTTGCCGATAAGCTATCGGAACTCAAGAACATTAAATGGTTCCGCATTAAAGTAGAAAGTTTCGAATCGATTCATAAACATAACGCGATCGCGTACATTAGTCGTATCAAAAAAGGGAACAAATGGTACAAGAGCAATCGTAGTTTTGTATAAACTATAGGAGGATCTATGTATAATCGGACAATTTTCAAAGATTTGCTTCGCAAAATAGTTAAGAAAGTTGAAAGGAGCAGTGAAAAGTATAAAGATGCATATTTGTTAAACGACATGTCTCGGGAATGGGAAGAAGAGCTAGTTGATCTTGTGGGTTGGGTTCTGATGCAAGCCGTTCGTATGAAAGAAGTTGTCGGCCAAAAGATTGCCAGGAACGATCTCATATTTTTTGATGAATTCTTTAAGAACCAACGAACTGAGTTTTTACAATTTCTAAAGAAAAAAATAGAAGATGAACTCAAAAGGAGAAGACATAAGTGAGCTTTGTAAACAATCAAATTGTGAAAAATTGTACTGTTAAGTCTTTTCTTGTCAAAGAAGACAGTTTACAAAGAAGCGGTCTGGTCCTCGACGAAGTGGTCAACAATTGGTTAAGACTGAACCCGGGTATAAATGTCATTGATATTGTTTATAGTACTAGCGTTTACTACGAGTCCTCGGATAAGTTCAAGAAATATTACTTGAAAGAAGCCCTTATCTTGTACGAACCGCGAATTCCAGAAGTACTGAAAGACAAAGAAATAATTGATTTTGAAGTCAAACTGAGTTATATTACATTTTATTTAGGTAAAAATGGTTCACAGTCTGGCGATGATTGGGACGGCGCTCCGTACGAACATAATGCAAGCCCGGTTTATAGCGAGTTTGTCGAAGGAACCGTTACCATTTTGGTTCCTTATAAGTTGAACATTTATGAACCATGTTACGGACATGCGAATTCACCTTATTCAAAGAATGATATGAAATCTGGGAAGATACCATGTATCATTCTTTCCGAGAAGGAGTATGTTACTTTTGAAGAGGCTCTTAACGATTCGAGTCTGAACCAGGTAAGGATATTCTTTGGTAACAGCCTTTTTTCTATAGGCGGTCTCGAGATTGTAGATTGGTCAATTCCCGCGGTCCGGTCCTAGCCAGTATATGTTCTGTATAATTACAAATGGATGTCAAGGTTAAATGAAAAGGAGGTAAAATAATATGAAAGCAGTAGTTTCAATATCAGGTGGCTTAGATTCAACAACTTTGACGCATTTCGTTGTTAAAGAATTGCGGAACGAAATATATCCCATATCGTTCTACTATGGTCAGAAGCACAAAATAGAGCTGGAAATGGCCAGGTATCAAGTAAACGAACTTAAGGAAATTGGCAAAGCAATCGGAGTTGAAGTACATGATCACAAGATAGTCGACATTTCTTTTATGAAAGACTTGCTCGGCAAGAGCACAGCTTTAGTTAGCGACGCTGTAAAAGTCCCCACTTTGGAGGAGATCAGAGGTAACGAAGACCAGCCTGTTACATATGTACCTTTCAGAAACACTATTTTACTAGGCATTTGTTTGTCTTACGCCGAAGCTAATGGATGTCACGTTGTGTATTATGGTGCACAACAGCGAGACGTTTATGGTTATTGGGATTGTACCCCAGAATATGTTGAAGCGATTAACGCTGTTACAAAACTTAACCGCAGGAATAAGATAAAAGTTATTGCCCCGTTTGTTAACCTCAAAAAATGTGAAATTGTTGTACTTGGAACCGGTCTAGACGTTAATTATTCTAAAACATGGTCATCGTACGCTGTCGTTGATGAGCAAAACCTGATCGCGGACAGTTCTAACCCAACTAGTCAGGAACGTATTTTAGCTTTTGCGCAAGCCGGGTTAGTTGATCCGATTAAGTACAATACCGAAATAAACTGGTCCGAGCTTATTAAAACACACAATCTTAATATTACCTATACAGAGGTTTTTAGTAAAATTATGCTCGAACTGAGAGATCTGGTCAATGACCAGTTAACATTCCAATTTTGAAGGAGGGACACTGTAAATGAAAGCTTCGTTCGAAGTACCGATAGCCCACCTTTATGATTTTGATGAATACCAAGATTACCTCTTTGTACTTAGTCACTTGTGCGAGAATCCGGCGTACAAGAGCTATGTCATGTCTAGCAACAAGTTCAAGATTTTGGACAATTCGGCATACGAACTAAAAAGATCCATACCAGTTAGTCGATTATGTGATACCGCCGAGGAGATTAAAGCGGATGTAATAGTTGTCCCGGATGTTTTAGGGAATGTCGACGAGACCTTGAAGATGACAGAAGAATTTTATAAAGAATTTACAAAGAGGCTCGGTCTGAAGAATGTTAAGACCATGATCGTTCCGCAAGGGGCTACTTATTCCGAGTATTTGATGTGTTACTACAAGATGAGAGAGTTTCCGTACGACATGATAGGCATTTCCTTTTACATACCCGGTCCGTTATTCGAATCCGAGGATCTTAGGCTCAAAAAAGTACAATCTGTTGTGAACGTCGAACTTAATAAGAGGATACATTTACTTGGTTTGTATCGATCAAGTTTCTTGTATGAATACAAGAAATATCTTAGTATCGAATCTATTGATACGTCCATGCCGGTTGTCCTGGCCATTTATGGGAAAGAGTTTACAGACAAATCAGTGAAAGAGAAGAGACCTGCTTCGTTTTTTGATCTTCGGCTGAACAAAGAACAGCTTAATCTTGCAAAGAAAAACATTGATAGTTTCAAACGGGCAATAGCATGACTCCAGAGGAACTATTTTCCGAAGTTTTGACCAAGAAGGCAATATCTGATAAAGTTGCCAGGATATTTGGGATAGGTCTTCTTGTAAAGGATCGTGTTATTGGTTATTTCCCAGACAATCCTCCCCCTAAATTTTTGAACGACATCGGTCTTCTTTTCCCCGTGAAAGATTTATACGGTCGTACCGTATCTGTTTATTTGAGACGGTTGACCAAGTCGGGTCCGAAGTATGATTCGTTGCCTTTCAGTAAGAATGTTCTATTTGGTCTCGATAAGACGTTCCCGTTCGTCTACAAGAAAGGCGCTATTTTAGTAGAAGGACCATTTGACGTTTTCGCTCTCATTACACGCGGCGTTTATAATGTTTGTGCTTTGTTAGGTACAAACATTAACGTTTATCAGATCTCGTTGCTTAGGCGGTTCACAGACAAATGCTTCGTTATGTTGGATGGCGACCCTATTGGCCGCACAAAAAGTGCAGAAATTTATAACAAACTTATTCAGTACGGGTTTGAAGCTGAAATTATTCGATTACCATCAGGATATGATCCTGATACATATGTTGCCCAATACGGGACATTACCAGGAGGCATCTAAAATGGAAGACTACTGGTTAATATATTCGGACTATGATTTGTCTTCGTACGCTGTTAAGACTGTTTACGATAACTATTACGTTGTAAGTTCCACAATACTACAATATTTAACGGACCAACGGATCCGATTCATAACCCTCGACCGTGTTAATCCGAAAGATGTACCTGTCTTTGTTCGGCAATTAGATGTTGGTAAAAGGTACGAAGATTCTTTCACGATATTTAGTTTCCCCGGAATTCGACTAGTATCTCAAACGAAAAACACGTACCGATTCCGATATAAAGAGTATGAGATCGTCGTTCCTAAAAAATTATGCCAAGATTTAGAACAATTATAGAGGTAATTGAGTTTCTCAATCTTTTCAACTATTCGGAGCACAGTATTATTGAGGCATGTCGGCAGTGTTATTTTACACGACGCGAGAGGAAAGTGTTTGACTATTACCCATTGTACTTGCAAGGTCGTACCCAGGCCAAGATTGGTTATCTTCTGAATATGGCCCAACCCGCTGTTAGTTATATAATGAAACGATGTCGTACCAAGATAAGGATCGTTAGTGAGCTGATGCGAACGGCCCCAGAACATCTTGATATTATAAAGAAGGAGTGTTCCCAAAAGATGTACGCGGTCTTGATAAGAGCTTTAGCTGGTGTTAAATTTGTGGAGATTGCGAGAGAATGGAAATGTACAGGTTTTAACATATCACTTATTTGTAGCGGAGCTCTTAGAAAGCTCAAGAAGACACATCCCGCCACTTTTAATTGGGTTTTTACTTTGCTGAGTATGATCGGCACGATCCGGTCAGGTTTACCTTCCCAGGTATAGTTTCGTTATTTAGAAGAACGTATCTGGATCAAGACCCATCTTTATCTCAGGAACAAGGTCCGATAATGGGCCAGACCATGGGAGGTAATGACTCATGACCGGAGGACGTCCCGGCAAAGTATTTCCTGTTGGTGAAGATATCTACAAGTATCAAGCCCCAGACAAGGATAATCCTGAATATGGGACCCTAGATATCGGTCCTTTTCGACTTGCAAGCCTGGTTTCTGATGGTACATTACCCAGAAAGTTTGAAAAGCTGATCCAAATAGCTACCGAACCGCTTACCGATTCTATTGCGACCTACCAGGAACAGGCTCCCGAACTGGGATGGGATAAAAAATTGATTGAGTTTAGAACGGCATTTGAAGAGTATATTAAAGATATAGAGACTTTTCTTAGAATGTTAGCTACAGGGGTTGTTCGTACGGACATATCTGGAACGCCGCTTCAGTTTCATGGTGCTGAGGTTGCGTCCATTAAAAACCACCGAAAAAAGATATCAGATACCTTCAAGGACCTTATTGGTCAAGCCAGGTCCTTACTGGAAGCTGGGAAAGGATCGGGTGCAGATATAGCCGTGAAATCGAAAGGTCCAGCTGGGTACGAGGCCGCTCTTGTATTATATCGTTACAAAGACTTTGTTGATAAAGACGATGTTCTGTCACGCGTTTATAAGACTGCGTTCCCGCTACCTACCGCACGTGAATATGACGAAACATTGCCTTTGTACAACGATTTTGATGTTAACGTGGCGGTTCTGTCCAGTCTTTTTAATCAGGCAGAAATTGCGCGACTGGTCGGCGAGTTAGCTGAGGTATGGTCGGCCCGTACGTCGTCAATTGCTCAAATATTTAGGACCAGAGCTAGTCTTGATTCTTTTCGGTCCTTTGTAAGGACCAGTTATAGAAATTATGCGTTTTGGAAGTACGCAGACCGATATATTGAGAAAATTAGGAAATTAGATAGTTCAGACGAAGCCGTTTTTAATGTCCAGTTAAAAGAATTGTTGCAGAGGAACTCGTCAGTTGATGATATCTTGTATCGGAACTTATTCGTGTCATTGTTACAAAAGTTTGTAGCGAACAATACCGAGGAATAACCATGGTTTCTTTGGGTCAGTTCGAAGAAGTTCCCTTAACTATAAAGGACTTTGTTTTTTCTCCTTCGCACATGGACTTCCGGACCTTATCTGATAGACAGCTCCGTTTGATGGAATATATGTGCGGAAACGACGTTACAAAAGTTTTTGATAATGGTCGAAATTTTGCCGTTGTTTGCTGGGGAAAAGGGAGTGGCAAAGATACCGTCATTTCTATGCTTTTTTGTTATTTTGTGTATTGGTTACTTTGTCTAGAATCACCGACTGCGGCCTTTGGTTTGCACCAGAGCGATACGATTGACATAGTAAATGTTGCGGCCAGCCGTGAACAAGCCACCCAAGTGTTCTTTGAAATGCTCAAGAAAAGGATTATGCACTGGCCGTGGTTATGTAATCGGTACAAAGTAGCTATATCTTCTGTTACTCCTCCGATGAGCAAAAGTGATACTGTTAGTATCCAAAAAAATTTGGTCGTTTTCCCAAAAGGAGTCCGGCTCTTTAGTGGTCATACTAATTTAGCTAGTTTAGAGGGACGTAACGTTTTAGTTTGGGTCTTAGATGAGGCTGATGGGATGAAAACCGAAAATGGTGACGTTGCAGATGAATTGTATCGTCTTCTAAGAACTTCTTCCGTTTCTCGATTCGGTACCCGGTTCAAGGGTTTCGTGATAACATATCCTCGGTCAAAGGATTCTTTTTCTATACGGCTCTTCAAAAAACATCTCGACGATTTAAACGTTTATACGGATAAGGCGGCTACTTGGGAAGTAAAACCGACGACCTGTTTTTCTGGTAAGTTTTTCAGATTTAAAGACCATCTAATTCCGATAGAGTTTAAAGAAGACTTTGATCGTGACCCGTTTGGTTCGATGACGTGTTATATGTGCCAGCCCACTGAAGTCGAGAGCCCATTTATCGAGATACCAGCTAAGATTGATGAATGTGCAACATCTGTTCCTCTCGTTTTGTGCGAGGACACGGCCGATGGTCTCCATGTTAAAAAGAAAATTATAAGTCAAGTTAGAGAATGCCCGCACCCGCATATAGTTGGGGTCGATCTTGGCTGGCGATCTGATTCAGCTTGTCTATCCGTGGTCCATTGTGAGCTTCGGGATGGACAACCTCACTATGTACACGACCTATTATTATCATGGACCCCGGATTATGCTAAAGGTGAGATCGTTTCATTTAAGAACGTTGCCGAGGTAATATTAGAACTGTCCAAAAAGATCAAAATTTTAGCAGTTGTTTTTGATCGGTGGAACTCGGTCATGATAATAGAGGAACTAACATCCAGAGGTATACCTTCTTATGATATAAATCTGACGTTCCAAGATTTTGCTTTTTTGAAGGAACAGATTTACCAAAAAAGGATAGAGTTAGTCCCAGATTCTTTGTTTTTAGAAGAACTTAAGAGATTAGTCGTTCTTAAAGGGAGCAAAGTCGATCATTTACCACAATATTCTAAGGACCGGGTCGATTCTTTGTGCTGCGCCCTTAGATTGTTCCGTGATCAGAAATTGGTGTCCAAAACCGAATCTGGTTGGATGTCTATCGACGGTTCGCCTGATTTTATCCCGGTCGAACAAGGAGGTTTTATCGTTCAAAAATGAAGAAAAAAAGTCAATCAGTAAAAAATTTGTATGTTGGTCCTGGATTGGGTCAAAGTTTAACTGGAGGTCGCGGTCTAGGCAGAACTATTGGTCTCGGCCAGGGTTTACGCCTTCGTTTAAGAGACCCGAATCAATATCCTTATTTTCCAATAAGATTTCGTATACCAAAACAATATTGGCGATTTGATCCTAGAAGATTCCCTTGGGGTTCGATGACCTGGCACCGTGAACCAGGTATTAGTTTACCAGCAAGTCCCGGGGTACTCGACGAAGAATTTGTGACTCAGGAACATACCCAAGGGACAGGTCCTGGAGTTTCGTCACATATAACTGACTTAGAACCATATTTAGGAAGAGGAATTATTGAAAGTAAACCTTCGATTGCCCGCGAAGAATTTTAACAGGAGGTACTTGAGATGAGATTTGTAGACCCATCTCAATTCGATAAAGCAGGCTCATCCTGGCAATTAGACAAAAAGAGCAGAAAATTGAAAAGGATTATTGAAAAAGTTCAAAAACAAGGTTTTTATTCTAAATACGACGAAGGAGATGTTGTTTGTTACGACGGCGGAATGAATATTTGTAAAGTTAAAGTAGCAAAAGTTATGGAAGATGGTATGTACGAAATTGAACTTGATGGTAACAAATTTGTTGTACCCGAAGAAACTTTGTTTGTACTGGAGGAGTAACACAGTTTAATTTTAACGGGGGTAGATAAAAATGACAGCAGCCAAACTATTAAAATGGACCGATTTAGGAGAAGATGGTGACGATGTTTACTTTGACTACGAAAGCGATCCTGTCTTAAGGCCGCATATGAAGAAAGAAGGCGGTTTTACCTGGGACATTTCCCGTATTCTTCAAAAGGTGCCCTATAGTGGTTCTTCTACTCAACAGGAAATGTTGGAGTTGGAGCAAAATATGCGCGACCTTATAAGTGAAGGTAAGTATAATTATAAATACATCGAGAATTTCTTGATCAGTCTCGGGTACAATTTAAACAAGATTCGTAGAGTTTTCAGGAAGCTAACCGGAGTTGACCCGGACGTTTATTTAGATGTGCAACCTTATTTGGACACACCTCCAACAATTCCCGGTATAAATTATGGGTGGGGCGAATCCAAGGATAGTAAATACGAATATTACTTCGTGATGCCATGGACCGATAAATATTGTATTTTTGGTCAAAAAGGCATTGATCGTGAGATTGTTAGTGAACATTATACGGTGGAGTCCGCTCTGAAAGAGCTCGAAGGTAAGGTCAAGAAATTGTACACATTTGACCGGGTTTTAACAGAAAAAGACCTGGTATCCCGCAAGAACATTCATTCGCCGGAAGATATGCCGATGGGTATCAAGACGGCCCAGGACGAGAAACAACCTGCTAAAGACGTTGTTACCGAACTAACCGAAAAAGAAGAATTTGTTGACGAAAAGACGCCGTCAGAATTTTTTGAGGAAACTACTGAGGCAGTTTCTCCAGATGTTGTAGATGCAGTCAGAACCATTTTTGACTACGTCGAATCTTTAAATATTCCCGGGTATACCATCCAAGTAAAAGATTTAATGTACAGGTCTCAGGAAGGCGAAATTTTTGAGACACAACCATCCGTTGAAGGTGTCGAAATTGCCAAAACCACTTTTGAAGTCCCTGCTTATTTCGCGGCGGTATTGCTTTTCACTAAAGACGGCATTTCCAAAAAAGGATTAACAATATTTGTGCATAATCCTAAAGATAATACATTAGAAACCAGAGGCACTTTTAAAGGGGAAGATGGCAAGTTGTACGGTTTAAATGCAGAAGGTTTGAATCAGTATTTCAACGTATAATTTTAAGGAGACGAACATGACCGAGAAAAATATATCTGAAAACCAGCCTGAGGGAAAGAAAAAGCTACCGCCATCAGCCGGAGTACGGATAAACTACGCACCAGATGGCGAGTCCATAAAGGAAGCCGCTTTCACGAAGAAGGCCGCTTTCGAAAAACAAGCATACAGTGGTGGAATCTGGGGTACTGGGTCTGACACAATGCGGCTACCTCTTACCTACATTGATCCATTATCTGATCCGGTACTCGTCCTGTTCCCGAAAGAAAACATTCGTGAACTAAACCGTCGTCTTCGTCATTATTACAACTATCATCCTGTTGTTGGTACTGTTATTGATACCCATGTCGAGTTCAGTTTATGTGATTTTGAACTAAGCTGTTCAGATCCTTCAATTGAGAAGGAATATAACGATCTTAAAGAACGTACTTCTTTGCATGAGCTTTTGATGCAATTAGGTCGGGACTATTTTTTGGTTGGTGAGGCGTACAGCTATGGTGATTGGGACGATACCGATTTAACTTGGAAAAGTTTTGTTCAGTATCCTCCTGAAAATATTGAAGTATTCAAAACGTATGTTGGGCCTGGCATTGTTTACGCCTTAAAACCCGATGAAGAATTACGAAGAGTTTTGTCTTCATCGAAAGCAACAGATCGTGCCATAGCTCGATTAATTCCCGATGATCTCAAAGAATCAATTCTCAAAGGAAAACCTTATATTTTAAACAACAACAATTTGATAGTTTTATCGAGGAAACCAGCCGCATACATTCCTAGAGGGAGTTCTCTGGTTACAAGGGTTCTTAAGTATTTATTGCTTGAGGAGAAGTTACTGCTTTTGTTGTTTACATATATAGACACGAGTACATTTCCAATAAAACTGGTGAAAGTCGGAGATGCTGGGAAAGGTATAATTCCGAGCAAAAGACAAATCGAGGAAATAAGGACGTTGTTAATGCAAGCCATGAGTGACCCGTCCTTTACGATAGTTACGCACCCGTTTGTAAACATTGACTTCCCGACACCCGTCGGCAAATTTGAAAACCCGATAAATTTACTTGAATTTGTTTACAAACGAATTTTAGTTGGTTTAATGGCCAGCGACGAATTTTTAAAAGGATCTGTTTCACCGTACGCGTCCGCTACCGTTAGTACTCGCCTTATTATGATGAGGTATCTTGCTTTCAGAAAAAGAGTCGAGAGTGTTGTCCTCAACAAAATTTTTAGGCCCCTGTCTCTTATACACATCTCCGAGCCCACGAGACGGACTCCTATCTCGT